CAGCGTTGGTAAGTGCGGCGTTAGCTGTCAAAGTGAAGAAGTCAAGTTTTGGACCTTGAATCTGAACTGGACCTTGAGCGGCCACGTTGGCTGTGCCAGCGATGGAACCGTTTGCTACGTCGATTGCGAATGACGGTTGTGTAGTACCGTTTACTTTTGTGAAAATTGCCATGTTAAAGCTCCTTAATATATGACCTTATCGGGTCTGCTTTTATTTAGTCAAAACGGAAAAATCACGCCTGTTGAGGATTATTTTGAGCACGATTTTGTGCGGCAAATGCATTGGGATCAAAGCGATTTACTGCTTTGGCATAGCCTGCAGGGGTGGCCATGACCCAGCCTTCTTGTCCCGGATGCTCTGTGTCGGCTTGTTTCAACAGGTACATTTTAACATCGTGCAACAGAATAAACGCGGTAAATGCTGCCGCAAGACCTTGTTGGTTAGATGTGGGACTTTGCAGGTATTCCACAATGTTGCGGAACTTGCTGGGAGTGACTTTTGTCTGTAGCCAGTCGCCAAACTCAGGCAATAGTGTAGCACCGTTTAGTGGAGTTCCCACTTTGGTATTGATAAAGTCCACGCACAACTTTGCTAGATCTGTGATCTTGTGTGCTCGTAGTTCAGCAGGATTGAACAAGGTGTTTATATTGTTGCCATCATTCTTGATAATAGCCTTGAGCTGTTTTTCTGCGTTGGTTTCAGTTTGTAATGCACGTGGGCTAGCTGGCTTTTCCAACATCAGGCCTGGTACTTGGTTAAAGCCTACTCCACTCAAGGGCTGTCGTGCTTCGCCAACATCTGCGTACATTGAGTGAATAGCAATGCCAATATTACTGTTGCCAATGCGTTGTCCCAACGCACTCTTTGCTGGAATCTTGTACTCTATAGTATTGGGCTTGAACACATAGTTGCCAGAAATCACAGGAGGTGTATCCATATACAACAAGTCGCCCTTGACATAGCCTCTAAAGCCCTGGGGCAAACTGGCTTCCAGCACAGGGAACAGTTGTGAATATAGATTGATCAGTTCAGTTCTGTCACCCGAACGTCGGCTCTGTATGTTGGCCATCATCTGTGGGCTAGTGGCAAGACCATCATAGCCCTTGGCTTCAAAGCCGGATCCATCTGTGAGCACAAACTCACCTGTGGCGGGCTTGCGTCCAAATATCACAGCAGGCTTACCGTCCCATTTGGCTGTGACTGTCTTGGGTTGTTGTGTGGCATGGCTCACAATCTCCAGTGCATCTCGAATGCCTTGTGTGCCACGACGGAACACCAAATCTTCCAAGTGCTCAATACCTTTGGCTCGGCCACCAACTCCGGCTTGCTCTGCCTCCACAAGAGCAACATAGCCACGGTTCACAATACGATCACGTAGTCGTGCTAGAAAGTTAACGTCACTTTCTGCCATGCCCATTTCAGGTTCTTTTACACCTTCACGTGTGATGTATTCACGGAAATCTGCCAGTTTGGCATCACGATCAGGATCCATGGCCAGGGCTTTGTAAATGCTTTCCACAGTCATTAACTGATTGCGTTTGTACTGTGGAGCCAACAATATGCCAGCAGCTTGATCTGGATCCATTGTGATCATCCGATCTGTTTGTCTACTGATGATTCCCTTGGCTGAGGCCTTGAGTCCCAGTGCTTTGGCAATGCTAGACATCAAGACGTTGCGAAACACACCTTTGTAGGCTGATCCTGTGCCGCCGCCCAGCCAGAATGTACCCCATTCCAAATTGGGCATGAACATAAAGTCTGTTTGCACATAGCCACGCTTGGGGTCGCCTTGTATGGGTGTTTTGAAATGTACTGCTTCGCCTGTGAGTCTGCACCAGTCTCGGGGATCTTGTTTGTTTTTTGTGGCCCAGGCATCTAGTTGACCCTTGAGTTCAGCCTTGGTAATTTCATTGGCATCCACAGCAAGGTCTAGATCACCAGAGTCGGGTTTCTTGCCTGTTGACCCCAGCCATTTGACAGGAATGCCTGCTTCATCTCGATCATGTGATAAATCAAGACCTGTGACAGTTTCTAGCCAGGACACTGTGCTGGCGATATCTGCTTGTTTGATGCGTTGTGTTAGTGGCCGACCTTGTGCATCTTTGAAAACATTGCCGCCTTCGTATAGGTTCATTATATGTCCAATTTTTTCTTTTGTTCTTCTGCAGCTTTTTTATGTGCAGGATTTTTAGAATCGTAAGGAACAAAAACACCATCACCTAAATCAACTTCAAATTCCGTTCCTGCTCCTCCTGCTTTGGCTCTGACAGAGGTACCACCTGTGCCCTGACCACGATCACGAATTACAATAGCCTGTGCAGGAGCAATACCATCACGTCCTAAACTTTGCCAGGCTTGTTGAACGTTTGCTGATTTGTCCATGGTCCCTTGAAATATACTATCAACAGCACTGTCGATATCTTGAACCACCTGCATGGCCTGTGCTTTGGTTGTGGGGTCTTCGCCCACTTGGGCGGGCAAGTTTTTGTATTGTTGTTGGTATTGAGGATAGATTGCAGAATTCACAAGCGAAACAAGTTTTGCTTTCAACGAGTTTTGATCGCCTGTGGTCATTTTATCCACACCGGTAGCAGGTGCACTGGTAGCAGGATCCGTACTCTGTGCCAAGGTATCTTGTACTGCTTTGGCCCAGTTTTTCTGCATGACCGGAATCAAGGTCTGCACTTGTTTTTGCGCCTGTGCCAGGGCTTGAGCGCGATTCATTGTAGGACCTGTAGCCTTACTGGGCTCAAGGGCAGGGCCTTGAACACCCACCTTGCTCAGAGCCCCTTGCAAGCCAGTGGCAAGTCCTGCAGCAAATCCCACTTCGTTTAATTTGCGTCGAGTTATTTCATTAATCTGCATGTGTTCTCCTAACTGATCGCGAGAACTTGCCAGCATCTTTGGTACGTATTGCATTGAGCAATTTACGTGTGAGATTGTCCGCTTGTTCGGTGCCAAACTCTGCTTCGATTTGTTCTATCAGTCGTATGGCGCTGGCAATAATGCTGTCGGCCCGTGTTTCAATTATCAGGCGGCGATCACGCTCTACGTACAACGAGTCTAGTTCTTCTAGTAAACTACGGGTCTTTTTCTGCATTCGATCTGGGCCTTTGGATTATTTAGTGTATATCAAGTTCAAATAAATATCTACTATACAGGAATACCTATGACAAGTCAAATCAACCCAAACAACGTAGACGGCACCTATCCGGTGGCTGGACAGCCCAACAACACACAGGGGTTCCGGGACAACTTTACCAACATCAAAACCAATTTTAGCTATGCTGAAACTGAAATTACGGACTTGCAAAACAACGGAGTTTTCAAGGCAGCATTGAGCGGCACTACTCTGAACAACAACATGGCAGATAACTTAATATATGCCGTTAAATTAAATGATGTCAGTTATACTTTTTTGCAAAATGCTGCAACTGCTGGATCTATAGCCATTGATTACAGCGCCGGGCAATATCAATATATTTCAACCACTGGATCTGTCAGTTTGAATTTCAGTAACTTTCCTGCCAGTGGAAGCCAAGGCATCATCCAAATTGCTATCAATGTAACCAGCACCGCACACACTCTGACTTTGCCTGTGGCAGTAAGTTTGGGTACCACAGGCCTTCAAGGGTATGCATCAAATGTGATCACTTTTGCAGCAACAGGAACATATCAATTTGAATTTTCAACTGTAGACGGTGGTAATATCATTACTGTGTATGATCTAAATCGACCACTGTTGGGTAGCACCGAATCAGCAGTGGGCTATGGTACAGGCACAGGTGGCACTGTGACCCAGGCCACTGATAAATCAACTGGTGTCACACTCAACAAGCGTTGCGGTCAAATTACCATGAATAACGCCAGCTTGACTGCTGCCGCAGAAGTCAGTTTTACATTGACCAACAGTGTGATTGCTGCTACGGATGTTGTAATGATTTGTATCGGTTCTGGAGCAACCGCTGGTGCATACAATGTTCAGTGCGATGCAGTTGCAGCCGGCAGTTGTAGAATCTCAATAGGCAACATGAGTTCAGGCTCCTTAGGCGAAGCCATTGTGTTGAACTTTGTTGTTATCAAAGCGGTGAACGTTTAATTTTATTTGCTTTTTCTAATCAATTTATTACCTTTGACAATTTCGCCAATGAAATTTTTAATTAGATATCCTCACGGATCAGGAGGTAAATTTTTATCCACGATTCTTCAAACTTCTTTTAATGTAGATCATTGGAATCATATCATTGAACATCACAAAACTTCCAAGTTATTTTATGATCTTAACTTAGCATATGTTAGTCGCAGTTTTCCTACTGATCCAGTGGAACACATGCAAAAAGAACCAATCGCTCCGTATGACACCTCTCTTTTTAGTTCAACATACAATCGAGGCAATAAGGTCACTGCTGGAGAGTTTTTAGATCACGCTCGAGCAATCAACGATCAATTTTTATTAAATGCATATATGCAAAAAAAATATATCAATTTAATAATGAATAATCCTAGTGTTCCTGAATTTTGTAGAAATTCACCAACAGTAACAATAATTGTCGAATCTCAATCAGAAATAAATTGGATGCATTCTACAGT